CTGGGCGTTAGGCTCACACATTGAAGTGGAGCAAAAGAGAATGGGTGTAAAGATAAGATTTTTATTTTATTTTAAATTTTATGCGGGATTGGAACAAGAGGTTCCATATTTACAGAGGGTGGTGGGAAGGATTAGAGAGCAATGAGTGCCATTGCTGCTTCGGGACCGATCTCCTCGATGAGGGGGAGAGCGTTTGCAGCAGCGGAGCGGGCAGCGCCTGATAGGCCGCTGCCGAGAAGACCTTTCACAGCTCCATAAGCGCCACGAACCGAAGAAAACGCGTCAATTGAACCTTTGACGGCTTTGCCTGCACCAGTGGCCATTGCAACAAGTGAGTTGAAAGTGGAGCCAAAGATGGACTTCGAAATGTGGTCAGCGGCCTTGGAACCATCAATGTGGGAACCGCCAGCGGCGGTGTGCAATGATGCGGCGGCATGATGTATACGCTCGTAGAGCGGGGCGTTGTGTTGGTTGGGAGTGGTGTTTCCGAGAACGGTGGTACCAATCACCTCGAAGTGGAATACACATTCGAGGAGGTATTGGACAGCGGTGGAGCCGTCTGGTTCGATGGCTATCACCATGAGAGCTTCGCGTGACGCATTGTTAAATGCTTCAGCGGCGGGGTAATAGTCACCATGGACATCAGAATCCTGATGGACATAGTTGAAAGAGACGGGGAGTCCGGCGCGTTTGGGGACAAACTTCGAGCGGCGATCTGCGATGATGGCATCATCGATAACAGTGGCGCCAGGGAGTAAGAACTCCGTGGCGATCACTTCCTTGATGACGCCAGCCATGCTGAGGGGCGCCCCTGTGGGCGTAAGTTTGACCTCCATACCACAGAATCTCTGTTCAAGGGCTCCGCTCGCGAAGCTTGCGGCGGGGAACAGAGAGCCAGGTGCTGTTGCAGCGACATCGGGTGTCGTCTGCACGTTGGTCACAGTGGAGCCAGCGACGAGGTTCTTGATGTTAACATCAACATCATCGTTGGCGGCTGAGGGATGGAATACGAGATATTCCGGGTTAGTCCCTGCGGCGGTTCTTGCTAGCCGCAAGCGTTTTGTGAACTTGAAGCTAGGCTGACTAGTACCGCCACCAATGTGACCAGTGGACCGAGCAATGGGATGGCCAGCGTGAACAAACTTCGCAATCGTTGACGCAGCCGCAAGTGCGGTTGCGGGGGAGACGGTGGGTTCTCGAGCCCCGGTGACACGCAGGGGGACTGCGGCATTACGGGTTCTGCGTCTTGCGGGTTTGGGTTGCCGGCGGGCATTGCGAGCACGAGCCATGGAAAGAGAGAAAAGAGTGGATATAGCCAAAGGGAAGAGGGTGAAAAGAATTGTGGCGGTTGGCCTAGTCCAACCGCCAAAGGCGGGACAGTTTATCGACATGTCCGGGTCACTCGTCGTCTCTCACGACTTCCTCCTGCGCGGCGGCCTTCTGGCACGCCTAGGCCGGTCTGGAGGGACTCCATTGATCACTACATCCGCGGGGTGCTCCGGGACGTTGATTTCACAACAGAGTGGTGCATTTTGCACGAAGTCGGACAAGGAACAACAGCCGGTCATGAACAAATCGAATCTTGCACGGTCAAACGTCGGAAGAACGGACTGCACGTATGCATCCATCCATTCCTCGCGCTCATTAGGATAAGCGCCGTCTGATCGGATTCTGCCATTGTCCATGGCCCACCAGCCCACCAGCTCATTCCAATTCTTTGGAGTGGGCATGTTATCTGGGGCAAGGCGGAATACTGTGGAGCAGATCGCGCCAAGTATCGGGGTGTTGGAGTCATTGACAGCTAGTGACAGAGTTTTGAAGTATAACTTCAGCTCTGGGGTCCACGGGGCTGCAAGAGAGACGGTGGTGTGGAATTTGGACAGTGCCCTTGGTATGTCGGTCACTGAATTAAGTGAGCCGTACCATACCCCAGGTCCGTAGACACGCGCAAGGAACTCAACACCGAACTGTCCCCTAAGGACTGGCTCGATCTCAAGGCCCAAGCCCAGATCACGCGCTGCCTGAACGTAAAGCTGTTCAGGCACATCAGCAGTAAGACCATCGTCCCCACCGTAAAGGCCTAATCTCTTGTAGGCTTCTTTTGGAGTGAGGAACGATCCACTCAGGCGAGTTCTCCTGAGTGCGACGTACGCGCAAAACGCATTGTCGATCGAATTGAAGAGTGCGGTTTCTGGGGATCCTGAGAGACGTGCAAACATGCTGTCATATGCCTCACCGAAGGTGGTGTAGCATCGACAGCCGTACTGCGTTCTCTGAAGCTCCGCAAGTTCAGTCAGGTACTCTGGCTGAAATGCGGCCATCAGGATGACACGTTCAAGCTCTCGTAACAGGTAAGATATTGAGCCATCTAACCTATGGAAGTCTGTCTTATAGATCTTCTCCCTAGCTTCGGAACACACTTTCACGACTTTGGCGGCCACCAGGGCTGGGGAAAGTCCGAACGCATACCACACTTGATCCTTGATTTTCTCAGCAAGGGCATAAGTGTAGCGTGAGTAGTTCGCTTTGTCCAGTCCGTTTATGATGGAGATTATCCGCGGGTCTTTTGGGGCGGCGTACGCCTCCTTCTTGAGGAACGTTTTGACAATGGGCGGGTAGTTGTCGCCAAAGTCATTCGCTTCATCAAGAATGCGTCTCTGTGTGGGACGCGCCTGCCTTGCGTAAACATCTTCCATGTCTACGGGAACCAAGGTCCCGGCGGCGTCACCAAGAAATAACCGTGTGAACTCTGATATGTACTTCCACATCTCTGGGGAAATAGTCATGTCAAGGTTCTGCTTCAAAGTTATTCTTCCCTTTACTGCAGCCTTATCATTGCCTAAGGTCTGATCGGGGGCGAATGCTCCGTGGAGGAAGGGGGGCATATAAGCCTGAAGTGAGGATTTCGCTTCAGGCTCATAGCTCGCGGCGTCAAACTGGTATCGGATGACTGCCTCCTCAAGAGGGAACACAGTAGTGGGAACACAGGGGGCGCATTGCCTGTGGTAATCTGCCAAAATAGCAGCCTGATTACGGTCAATGTCTTTGCTATACGTGCATACGGTGCCGCTATTGAGGGTGACGGAGCTATTGCGTGCCGCAATAGCTATGGCCTCGTCAACCTCAGCTGGTACCGTGACGCATCCAAGACTGCCCAACCCAGCCGTCGAAACGTAGATGCCGTCGCGGGTCTGGACGTGCATGCGGGCGAATCGATCGATGGTGGGATTGAACCGTGTCAAAGGCTGTCCCGCTAGAGTGAACCAAGCCACAATGGCGAGGCACCCATTATAGCGGGCCAGGGGAGTGAGGAGCACAAGGGACCTGTGGTCGGAGACGTATCTCCGGTCAACAAGGTATACTGATGCTCTGTAAGGAATGCCGTTCCAGAATCGGTAAGCGACGATGCAGTCGGTTCCATAATTCCAGAGTGGGTGCACATACCTAGCTCCCCCGCTAACGCGCATGTCCACCAATCCACCTGAAATGAAAGTAAAAGACTCTTCACCAGTGGAATTGGCGCATGCAGTGGGCGTGAAAGTGTAAAGAAGGGTGGGCCGTGCGCTCTCAGTTAAGAGATGCGGCATGTCGACGTAGTAGTCGACATCCACCAGGACTCGTAGATCGTGTGGTAAAGGAGGGTTCGAGACTGCTTCTGAAGCGATGTCTTTTGCCCAAAAATACTCACGGGAGCCGTGGCGGCCGGCGTGTTGGTCAGCGAGAGATTGCTGGATGAAAAAGGGACGTAGTCCACACCACGCAGCCAAGCGCTCAGCGAATAAGGATGCTGAACTGCGATGCGCTGCGGAGCTGCCATGAGTATGGTTCTTGCGCGGCTTCATCGAGGGTAGTACAACCTCGGAAAACGCGGCACGCAGAGAACTGGAATACTTTCCGGCACGTGGGCTTGACAGGAGCCTCGACGCCATACGGCGGAGGCTTGGAGTCAAGAGATAGAAGAGAATGCCCGTCACTGTCAGACAGGCAATGGTGCATAGGATAAGAGTGCCTATGACCAAGAGAGGATGCCACGCCGCAAGTGCGACATGGTGGAGGTCTTCCTCTACTTGGGGGATCACCGGGGGAAGGATCCGAAGCGCAAGATGGTCCGGAGTCTTCAAAGAGGTGGGTGCGGAGATACTCGACGCGATCAGCCAGAGGCTGATACTCAGCGTGATGGCGAGGGCGCCAAACACACTGAGGAATTGTCTGCGGGAATGAAACAACA